TCTGCCAGAAGAAACAGAAAAAAACAGTGAACATTCAATCAAAAGATATAAAAGATAAGATCGCTCTTCTTCCTATAGAACAACAAAAGGAGATGCTAAATCTTTTAGAAGAATACGAAATAGCAAAACAAAAAGATACAGCCAAGACAGACTTCCTATCCTTTGTTCGTATGATGTGGTCGAGCTTTGTCGGAGGTGAACATCACGAAATTATGGCTGATGCTTTTGAAAGAGTGGCTCGTGGTGAGCTAAAAAGACTGATAATCAATATGCCACCCCGTCATACCAAGTCAGAATTTGCATCGTATCTTTTTCCTGCTTGGTTTTTGGGGCAGTATCCAGATAAGAAGGTGATCCAAACAGCCCACACTGCTGAGTTGGCAGTTGGCTTTGGTAGAAAAGTGCGTAACCTCATACAGTCAAAAGACTTTCAGAATGTTTTTAGTGGCATTGAACTGTCGACAGACAGTAAAGCCGCAGGAAGATGGAACACAAACAAGCGTGGTGACTACTTTGCGATAGGTGTTGGTGGTGCTGTAACAGGTAAAGGTGCTGATATTCTCATAATTGATGACCCCCACTCGGAGCAGGAGGCACAATTAGGGCAGTACAACCCTGATGTCTACGACAAAGTGTACGAATGGTACACATCAGGACCTCGTCAGCGTCTACAACCAGGAGGTGCCATCATACTTGTGATGACCAGATGGTCAAAAAGAGACCTAACAGGGCAAATTATCAAGAGTATGTCCGAAAGAGAGGGTGCAGATGAGTGGGAAGTCATAGAATTACCTGCAATTCTACCTTCTGGTAAGGCATTATGGGGTGAATTTTGGAGTTTAGAGGAGTTAGAGAGCCTAAAAGCTGAATTACCTGTTGCAAAATGGAACGCACAGTACCAACAAGACCCCACATCCGAGGAAGGAGCGTTAATTAAGCGTGAATGGTGGCAGGAATGGACAGAAAATGAGCTACCACCCTGTGAATGCATCATTCAATCATGGGATACAGCGTTTTTAAAGACAGAAAGAAGCGATTATAGTGCCTGTACCACATGGGGAGTGTTCTATCACCACAAAGATGTGGATCAGAGCCGACCCCACCTCATCCTACTGGACGCATTTAAAGAAAAGCTAGAGTTTCCAGAGCTAAAACGTGCGGCATACGATAAATATTGGGAGTTTGAACCAGATCAGATGATAGTAGAAGCAAAAGCGTCTGGTGCGCCGCTCGTTTTTGAGCTTAGAGCTATGGGAATACCTGTCACAGAGTTCACCCCCACTAGGGGTAACGATAAAATTGCAAGAGTAAACGCAGTTACTGACTTGTTTTCTAGTGGCAGTGTGTGGTATTATTCAGCTAGATGGTCTGATGAGGTTATCGAAGAATGTGCATCTTTTCCATCTGGTGAGCATGATGATTTAGTTGACAGCACCACACAGGCACTGTTAAGATTTCGTCAAGGTGGATGGGTTCGTGCTGAAAGAGACGATTGGGATGACGAGCCAAAATACAGGAGACCAGTTGAATACTACTAAGGAGCAGTTATGGCAGGAGCATCAGAAAGAAAAAAAAGTTTAGAAGAAAGTAGAAAAAGAGCAAAGGAGATAGACAAGACGGTAAATCGTGCGCCTTTTTCTCCAAAGGATGATGTTAAAGTATCACCAGGCTCTAAAGTAAGAAAAGATAAAAAAACAACACCAGGCACAACAAAACTTAATGAGGCACTAACGCCAAAGAAAGTTTCGCCAGGTTCTAAAGTTAGAAAAGAATCAAGAGACAATAAAGCGACACCCGTTAAACTTGTTAAAAAGACAACAGTAGATGCGGCTCCTGCAAAGAAATCAACTCCAAAAGGTCAGGCAGAAAAGGGTGCTAGTCCTTTAGAGGGAAAACCAAGAAGTATAGCTGAGGCAAAAAGAAGAGGAGAGTTGTATTTCTTTGATAGTAAAGGTGTTAAGAAAATAGCAGCAACGGCAGCAGACCTAAAAAGAACAGGTCTTAGTCTACGAGAGTATGCAAATAAGTTTGCACCTAAGAAACAAACTAAGCAACACGCTGAATCACTAAAGGGTTTTGCCGCAAAGAAAAAACGTGGTGGTGGTGTTATGAAGAAGAAAAGCTACGCAGGTGGTGGTGCTATGAAGAAGAAGGGTATGGCTGCAGGTGGTAGAAATACCATGAAAAAGCAAATGATGCGTGGTGGCGGCATGGGTATGATGAAGAAGAAGATGTACGCTGGCGGTGGAGCCATGAAGAAAAAAGGATACGCTATCGGAGGTGCTATGAAGAAGAAAGGCATGAAGAGGGGCGGTAAGGTCATGAAGATGAGAGGTGGAGGACTAGCCACTAGAGGCACAAACTTCAGAATTAGATAATGGCTGTAGATAAAAACCTTGAACCCTTTGAGGTTGATGTCGAGGGTGATCCATCCGAATCAGAGTTAAAGGTAGAAGTAGTAAATCCAGATGCTGTGTCAATAGAGACAGAGGACGGTGGTGTTGTTGTAGACTTTGAAGGTAGTGCAACAGAAGAATTAATGGGTGCTGACCATAACTCTAACCTAGCAGAGCATATGGAAGAAGAAGACTTAGATGAGATGGCATCCGATCTAGTCAGCGATTTCGAATCAGATAGAACATCAAGAAAAGAATGGTCAAGGTCTTATGTAAAAGGTCTTGATCTTCTTGGTATGAAGATAGAAGAACGAACCCAACCTTGGGAAGGAGCTTCAGGAGTTTTTCATCCCTTACTCTCAGAAGCTATCGTTAGGTTTCAGGCGCAGGCAATGGGGGAAATATTTCCTGCGTCAGGACCTGTCCGAACAAAGATCGTAGGAAAACAAACAAAAGAAAAGAACGAACAGTCAAAGCGTGTAGAGCATGAGATGAACTATATGCTAACCGAAGAGATGACAGAGTATCGTGATGAAACAGAGCAGATGCTCTTTCGTTTACCTCTTGCAGGATCAGCATTTAAGAAAGTCTATTATGATCCAATAATGGAAAGACCATGTGCTATGTTTGTTCCTGCTGAAGACTTTGTAGTTTCTTATGGTGCGTCTGATCTGATGTCGTGTTCACGATATACCCACGTTATGAAGAAAACAGAAAACCAAGTAAGAGAACTACAGGTCAATGGATTTTACAGAGACGTAGAGCTACCAGAACCAACAAGAGACGAATCAGACATACAAGAGAAGTATGATGAGATGGACGGCAGTGAAGCTGTCTATGATGATGACGATAGGTACACTATACTAGAGATGCACGTTGATCTAGAGATGCCAGAACCTTTCGAAGATAAAGATGGTTTGGCACGACCCTATATAGTGACCATAGATAAGTCATCTAAAACAATACTATCGATTAGAAAGAACTGGTATGAAAGCGATGAAAAGAAAACTAAGCGACAGCATTTTATTCATTATAGATATCTTCCTAGCCTTGGGTTTTATGGTACAGGACTTATTCATCTTATTGGTGGGTTGGCTAAATCGGCTACGTCTATACTGCGTCAGCTTATTGATGCAGGTACTTTATCGAATCTTCCTGCTGGTCTTAAAGCTCGTGGTCTCCGTATTAAAGGGGATGACTCGCCTCTCATGCCTGGTGAGTTCAGGGATGTCGATGTTCCTGGTGGTGCGATACGAGATTCCATTACGTTTATACCTTATAAAGAACCATCCTCAGTACTGTACCAGTTGTTGGGAAATATTGTCGAAGAAGGAAGAAGAATTGGGTCGATAGCCGATGTTCAGGTAGGCAACATGAACCCTAATGCCCCTGTGGGAACTACATTAGCTTTATTAGAAAGATCAATGAAAGTTATGTCTGGCGTACAGTCTAGACTACACGCTGCCCTAAAAAAAGAGCTTAGAATATTAGCTAAGTGCATACATGACTTTATGCCCTCTGAATATTCATACGAGATAGAGGGTGACTTTTCTAGAACAAGAGACTTTGATGGCAGGATTGATGTAATACCTGTATCAGACCCTAATGCGTCTACAATGGCACAGAGAGTGACACAGTATCAGTCAGCGTTGCAGTTAGCACAGCAAGCCCCACAGTTATACGATATGGGTAAACTTCACAGACAGATGCTAGAAGTGTTAGGAATACAAGAAGCAGATACTATAATTAAGCTACCAGAGGATATCAAACCCAAAGACCCTGTAGCTGAAAACATGGCTATAATGAAACAAGAACCTGTCAAAGCGTTTAAGTATCAAGACCATGAGGCTCACATTGCTGTACATACTGCTGCTGCCCAAGACCCAAAGATACAGCAAATCATCGGTCAGTCGCCTTTTGCGTCAGCTATACAGAACGCTTTGGCAGCTCATATTACTGAACATGTGGCATTTCAGTATAGAGCAGAAATAGAGCAGCAATTAGGCGTACCAATGCCAGACGAAGAAAAGCCACTACCAGATAGCGTAGAAGAAGAGTTATCAAGAATTACAGCAAAAGCTGCTGCTGCTGTACTGGAAAAGAGCAAGAAAGAAGTAGCAGAGCAAGAGGCTCTAGCAAAGCAACAAGACCCACTTACAATAATACAGCAAAAGGAAATGGCTCTAAAAGAAGCTGAGTTTGCCCATAAGAAAGAAATGGATTTGGCTAAATTACAGGTAGAAGCAAAAGCAAAAGAAAAAGACCAAGAGATTGAGGTAGCAAAAGTTGCAGTAAAAGCTGTACAGGATAAAGAAAAGTCTACAATAGAAGAAAGAAAGCAGGGCTTTCAAGAGGGCATAGATTTAGCAAGAGAGTTTACTGATGAGTAGTGAAAGTATCTACGCACCTCTTCTTAAAAAAATTATAGATTACAAAGAAAACCTCAAAGACCACCTATCAACAGGTGGAGCTAAAAATATGGAAGAGTATAATTTATTGGTAGGTGAGTACAAATGTCTCGAAAAAATACAAGAAGATATACTTGACATAGAGCAAAGATTTATTAATGATTAAAAAAGTTCAAGTGAACTTTTTCGTATTAACGCAAGGAACTGTGATCCTTAATCACTGCATGAGGTAAAAATGTATCAAGCTGTAAAGAAAGAAGCCGAACCAAAGGTGGCTTCTAAAATGCCTGAACCAAAAGGCTACAAACTCCTAATATCCCCAGTAGAAGTAGAAGAGAAAACCGAAGGTGGTGTAATTATGCCAGACCAGATAAGAGATGCTGAAGGCATAGCATCTATAATAGGTTATGTTGTCAGCATGGGTCCTGACGCTTACAAGGACAAAGAAAAGTTTCCAACAGGTCCTTGGTGTAAGAAGGGTGACTTTGTGATATTTAGGTCATACTCAGGAACTCGTTTTAAAATTCATACGCATGAGTTTAGAATAATTAACGATGACACAGTGGAAGCTGTTGTCGAAGACCCAAGAGGATACAAGAGAATATGAACGATACAGCAGAAAAATTACAAGAAGACTTTGGTGAAGATCAAGTTGTTGATTCAAAGCAAGAAGATAACTTTAATGAAGAAGACTTTGATGTAGAAATAGTGGACGATACTCCAGAAGAAGATCGTGTTCCAAAAAGAAATATAGATGCTTCTGAGCAGTCAGAAGAAGAATCAGAAGAAGAGATTAAAAACTATAGCGACAATGTTCAGAAAAGAATATCTAAGCTAAAGTATGAATTCCATGAAGAAAGAAGAGCAAAAGAAGAAGCAACAAGGCTTCAAGAAGAAGCTCTTAGATATGCAGAAAAGTTAAAGAAGGACAACGAAAACCTTAGAAAAACACTAGCTGATGGCGAATCAATGCTTATAGATCAAGCCAAAGGCAGGGTTGGTGCAGAGTTAGAAAAGGCTAAAAGAGACTATAAAGAGGCATATGAGAGCGGAGACCCTGATAAACTTATAGAGGCTCAAGCTAAGATGTCTAAGTTGCACAACGAGGAGTTTCGTGTAAACGAGTATCAACCTCAACCTGCTGTTGCAGAAACACCACAACCTCAGAAACCCCAACAACCAAGGCTTTCCCAGATAGATTTAGAGTGGCAAAAAAACAACCCTTGGTTCGAAAAAGACACAATCATGCGTGGCACAGCAATGGGATTGCACGAGGAAATAAAACAAAAAGGTATTGTGCCAGGAAGCGAACAGTATTATAAAGAGATAGATGAGGGGATGAGAAAAATATTCCCAGAAAAGTTTGATGTTCAGCAAGAAGCACCTGAACGACAAAACGGAACCGTGGTTGCCCCCGTTGAAAGAAGCGGAAAAAAATCACGCACAGTGCGTCTAACAAGAACCCAAGTAGCCCTCGCAAAGCGACTTGGACTCAGCAATGAGCAGTATGCAGCGCAATTAATGAAGGAACAATCAAATGGCTGATAGAGAACCAAGAGACACGCAAAATCGTGAAAAGCAGACTCGCAAAAAGCAGTGGGAGAGACCCACACTTTTGCCGACACCTACTCCGAGGGAAGGCGTTGAATTTCGTTGGATTAGAACGGCAGTACAGGGTCAATCTGATACGCCAAACGTATCTGCAAAATTTCGTGAAGGATGGACTCCAGTGTTAGCCAAGGATCACCCAGAGTTGCAAGTAATGACGGATATCGACTCAAAATGGGGTGAACATATAGAGGTTGGTGGGTTACTTTTATGTAGCAACGCAACCGAAACAGTAGAGAGCCGTAAGGAGTATCATAGAGAGCAGGCTGCCAGACAGCTTGAAAGCGTTGATAATTCTTACATGAAAACAAATGATCCTCGGATGCCAGTTCTGAGACCAGAGCGAAGCACCCGAACAACTTAATGGAGGTAGACATATGTCTAGCACATCTGCTCCTTTTGGTTTACGTCCTGTAGGAACAACAGGTGGCGAATACACTGGTGGTTTTCGTCAATACCCGATCCTATCCTCGTACTCCACAAGGATTTGTTATGGAGATGTTGTCAAGTTAAATGACGATGGCTCCACAGTGACTATTCAGAAAGATACAGGTACAAGTTCAGCAACACCTATCGGTATTTTTTTAGGATGTCGTTTCATCGATGTAAGCACTAGTCAGCTTACATTTTCACAGCAATGGTCAGGCGCAGCCCATACCGAAGGTATGGCGTATGTAGCTGATGATCCAAATATTCTTTTTGCCGTACAGGCAGACGGAACAGTAAATGATGATGATTTGGGAGCTAACGTAGAGTTAGAACAAACAGCATCAAGTGCTACGTTTGGAATGTCACGAGTGTCCATTGATATCAGCACGACAGCTACAACAGCTTCACTCCCTGTGAGGATAGTAGATTTTCTTGGAGGTCACGATGGTGACGAAAGAGGAACAAGCTTTCCAATCATGGTCTGTAAGTTTAACACAGGTCATCAATTAGGTGTCGGTGTCGTATCAGGCGCAGCACCAGGAGGAGGCTAA